CAGTAAACGGTAACACCTCAACAAAACCCTTCTCACCTTACGATTACGAAGAATACTCAGCAGCCGATAACAGTGGGTCTGTGTATTTTGTAGGTGGTGCTGATTATTCATCTCAATATTTAAGTCTTTCAGGGCCTAGTATGCCATCTGGAGATTTTACTTTGTCAACATGGGCATATTTAACACATACAGTTGCCGACAATAAAACTCTTATTGATTTTAACGGAAACTCTGATGGGTTTAGAATAATGTATAGGTCCAATACTAACGGTGGTTATCATTTTAGATTTTATACCGCAGGGGGAACGGTATACCTTTATGATCAGAATATTAACCACCATCTTAACCAATGGAATTATATAGTGGTGGTTAGGGATTCGGGAACATTTAAACTTTATGTTAATAACAAATTAATTAACACTAGCACTGTTACTCCAACTTTTTCTAGTTCTACTAATGTTAGAATTGGTCAAGCGATGGGTGGATCTGGTACATTAGAAGGCTATCTTAGTGACATAAGATATAACCCTACTACTGCTATTACAGATTTTACTCCACCGACTGCACCGCTATCTTCATCTGGCGCATCCCTACACATTAAAGGCACAGACGCTTCTATCATAGATAAATCGCAAATTAATAATATAGTAATGAATGGACCTACTACTGGATCTACTACTAAATCTGCTTTTGGGTCAGAACCTACTATCAGCTTTATATCAGGTTCTAATACTAATAGATATTTAAACTTTGATCCTAATGTTTTAAATTTTATGAAAATTTTAGGACAACCTTCTATACCATTTACTATTGAGGGAATTTGGGGTTGGCAAGGTTCTACAGCTTCTCCTATATTTGAAATTTTTCAAGATACAAATAATTTCTTTTATTTTGGTGGGGGACCTGGCGGCACACAGAGTGGTATAACTACGGATAATAATCTAAATGCTATATTTAAGATTGGCGGAGTAGAAAGATTTAAAATAAGTGCTGGTATTGGAAGTTACCATCAACTTGGTAGTACTTTTAAGCATCAAGCAATTACTAGAAATTCTTCGGGGTTAATGCAACATTATTATGACGGACAATTAAGATCAAATACTATAACGCATACTGGAACTGATACAGTGAGTTGGACTAGTCCAGTAGGATATATTGGTCGTTCAGATTGGATGGGTATATATGGTAGATATGAGGGTTATATTCACCAAATAAGATTAACTGTAGGTTTAGCTCGCTACACCGCAAACTTTACACCTCCAACAGCTTCATTAGAAGGTTAATTTTAAGTTCTAATAATTTTTTATATAAATAGTAGCAAATACTATTTTATAGGAAAGTTATAATGGCTGCAGTTACCTCAAGAGATGAATTATCAGAGTATTGTTTAAGAAGACTTGGCGCTCCGGTTATAGACATCAATGTAGATCCAGATCAAATAGAAGATAGAATAGATGAAGCACTTGAATTTTTTCAAGAGTTTCATTCTGATGCTACCCTTCGCACTTACTTTAAACATCTTATAACAGCAGATGATGTAGCAAACGAATATATCACAATGCCTAATAACATAGACATTGTTTCTAAACTTTTCCCAGTTTCAAGTTCAAGCAATAATAGCATTGATATGTTCAGTGTTAAGTATCAAATGATGCTTAATGATATTACTGATTTACAAAACTTTGCGGGTGATCTTGCATATTATACTCAACTACAGCAATATTTAACTTTAATTGATATGAAGTTAAATGGATTACCTCAAGTTCAGTTTTCAAGACATCAACATAGACTTTATATTTTTGGCGACTTTAAAGATAATGATATAAAAGCTGGTGATTATATTGTAGCTGAAGTTTACCAATTAATTGATCCAGATACACATACAAGTGTATATAATGATAAATTCGTAAAAGCCTATACTACTGCTCTGATTAAGAGACAGTGGGGTGCTAATCTTATAAAATTTGAAGGTATGCAACTACCAGGTGGTGTAATGCTAAACGGTAGACAAATCTTTGAAGATGCAATGCAAGACATTGAGAAGCTTGAAGAGAACATGCGCCTTGAGCACGAAATGCCAGCAGACTTTTTTGTAGGATAATAAATGGCTTTAAATCATTACTTTAATCAAAGAGCCAAAAACGAACAAAATCTTTATGAAGATATAATCATAGAGAGTCTAAAAATATATGGCCAAGATGTTTATTATTTGCCTCGTGAGATAGTAAATGAAAATACTATATTTGGTGAAGATGTTCCATCTAAATTTTCTTCTGCTCATAAGATAGAAATGTATATCGAAAATACCGAAGGGTTTGATGGAGAAGGTGATCTATTTACAAAGTTTGGTGTTGAGATAAGAGATGCAGCAACATTTATAGTAGCCAGAAAAAGGTGGACTAATGTAGTTGGTCAAATGAATAATGAAATAGAAAGTATTAGACCAAGAGAAGGGGATTTAATTTATCTTACTCTTACTAATAAATTATTTGAAATTATGCATGTTGAGCACGAACAACCTTTCTATCAGCTAAGCAATCTTCCAACATTTAAACTTAGATGCGAACTATTTACTTATAGTGATGAAAGACTTAATACAAGTATTGATGCAATTGATGATATAGAAAAGTCTGGTTATAATCTTAAATTGCTTATGAATCAAGGTATTGACAGTATAAATTCTAATATATCATATGACTTTATGGAAGGAGAATTTGTACAGCAGACCTTGAGTGGAGGAAAGGTAATCACCGCTGAAGTTCTTGAATATAATCAGTCTCAGAATTATATAGTTGTATCTCATGTGAGCACAAGTGATGGCACATACGGAATGTTTGTACCCGGAGTTGTACAAAATACTAGACTTAGAAATGTTTCAGGTGCACTAGCATATCTTGGCGATTCGGCAACAACAGTCTATAGATCACTTATATCAGTTGATGAAAACGTATATGGAGACAGTAGCTTTGCTCAAAATGATATATTTGATACATCAGAAAATACTTTTGATTTGGACTTCTTAGATTTCTCTGAGAATAATCCATTCGGCGATCCAGAGGATTTATAATGTTTACATATTTTTATCATCAAAGAATTAGAAAATCAGTTGCTTTATTTGGTACTCTTTTTAATGACATTTATGTTATTCGTAAAGATAAGACTGGCAAATCTATTAGTCAGATAAAAGTACCTTTAGCATACGCACCAAGAGAAAAATATCTTGAAAGAATTAGAACAAATCCGGATTTAAGAAATAATTCACAGATTGCTTTAAAGCTTCCTAGAATGTCTTTTGAGATTACAAGTATTGGATATGATCCTGAAAGAAAACTTCCGAAGTTAAATAATTATCATAAAGGTGTTACTAATACGACACGTGATAAATTCTTTTCTCCAAGCCCATATCAAATTACATTTCAATTAAATATATTTGCAAAGAACCAAGATGATGCTTTGCAAGTAGTAGAACAAATACTTCCATATTTTAATCCACAATATACAATTAGTATTAAACCGTTTACTTCTACACATGCAGATATTGTAGAAGATGTTCCTATAACAATCCAAGGTGTTAATTTTAGTGATGATTTTGAAGGAACACTTGAAAGTAGAAGAACAATTATTTACACATTAGATTTTGGAATGTCTGTTAACTTCTATGGTCCGATAGACGCTAAGAGCATTATTCGTCAGACAGACACTACTATTCATGATGCTATTGATTTTAGCATTACAACAGATCCAAAACTGCAAAGAATTACCACAACACCTAATCCACTATCTATTAATCCAGATAGTGATTATGGTTTTACCACAACAATACTAGAAGATTTTGATTCAGGTTAAATCGGAGTAAATTTATGAGTGATGAAAAACACGAAAATGTAGATGATGATTTTGAATATTCAAGAAGAACATACTACGATTTAATTGAAAAAGGTCAGGGTGCTCTTGAGGAGATGATGGAGGTTGCTAAGCAGCTTGAACACCCAAGAGCATTTGAGGTAGTTTCTGGTATGATAAAAAATATATCAGACGTTAACGATCGTCTTATGGATCTTCATAAAAAGAAAAAAGATTATAATAAAAAAGATATAGCCAAACCTGTTGATGGTACAACAAATAATAATCTCTTTGTTGGTTCTACAGTAGAATTGCAACGTATGCTTCAAGATATGAATAAAGAACAAGATAATGTAATTGATATTACTGATAGATTAAATGATGAACCAAAATGAATCATACTTAGGTAACCCAAACGTAAAACGTGATGGTGTTGTACAACAATGGACACAACAGGAAATAGCCGAGTATATGAAATGCTCTCAAGATTCTGGTTATTTTGCAAAAAGATATTGTAAAATTATATCTCTTGATGAAGGTTTGGTCCCTTTTACATTATATCCATATCAAGAAAAAATGTTTAAGCATTTTAATGATCATAGATTTTCTATTGTTTTAGCTTGTAGACAATCTGGTAAATCTATTTCCTCTGTTGCTTATTTACTTTGGTTTGCTCTATTTCATCCAGAAAAAACTATTGCCGTAATGGCAAATAAAGGCGCTACTGCAAGAGAAATGCTCGGTAGAATTACTCTTATGCTTGAAAATTTACCTTTCTTTTTACAGCCAGGTTGTAAAGCACTTAACAAAGGATCTATAGAATTTAGCAATAATTCAAGAATAGTTGCAGCTGCTACATCTGGTTCTTCTATTCGTGGTATGTCTGTTAACTTACTATATCTTGACGAGTTTGCTTTTGTGGAAAGAGCAAATGAATTTTATACATCAACATATCCAGTTGTATCTTCTGGTAAAGATACTAAGGTTATTATCACCTCTACAGCAAATGGTATCGGTAATGTATTTCATAAAATATGGGAAGGTGCTACTCAAGGAGTAAATGAATATAAATCATTTAGAGTAGATTGGTGGGATGTTCCAGGAAGAGATAAAGAATGGGCAAAACAGACTATCGCTAATACTTCCCAATTACAGTTTGACCAAGAATTTGGCAATACATTTTTTGGTACGGGAGATACTCTTATTGGTGCAGAAACTTTATTGTCTTTAAGACGTAGAGATCCTATTCAGACTACTAAAGAAGGCGTTAAAATATATGAAAAGCCTATAAAGGGACATCAGTATATTATGACCGTGGATGTTGCGAAGGGTAGAGGTCAAGATTATTCGACTTTTAATTTACTCGATGTGACTGCTAATCCGTTTAAACAGGTTGCCGTCTATCGCAACAATACTATTTCTCCATTACTCTACCCAAATATTATTTATAAATTTGCAGAAAGCTACAATCAAGCAATGGTAGTAATTGAATCAAATGATTCTGGTCAAGTAGTTTGTAATGGTTTATATCACGAATTAGAATATGAAAATATGTTTGTTGAATCAACTGTGAAAGCAAATTCTCTTGGTTTACTTATGACCAGAAAAGTTAAACGTATTGGTTGTTCTTCTTTTAAAGATTTATTAGAAAACCAAAAAATAGAAATTGTAGATGAAGATACGATACTTGAAATATCAACCTTTGTAGCAAAGGGTCAATCATATGAAGCATCTCAGGGAAATCATGACGATTTAGTAATGAATTTTATTATGTTTAGTTATTTTAGTGGAACCATATTCTTTAATGAAATAACAGACATTAATATTAAACAACTCATGTTTGAAGAAAGAATGCAAGAGATTGAGAATGATATACTTCCATTTGGGTTTATAGACGATGGATTGGATCAACAACCACAATATGATCCAGATCGTGATGGATGGGCTGTAGAATATAGTCACGAAAACTTCTAAACTCTTTTTTATATAAATACTATTAATTGAACATAACCGTATTATGAAATAGCTTATAATTTACTAAAATGGAAAAAAGGAAAGAGACATGGCTTTATATACAGCATCAGAGTCTCCGGCAATTATTACTCGTGAAGTAGACCTTACTAACGGAGTCCCAAATGTACCAACATCGACAGGTGCATTTGTAGGTGACTTTCGCTGGGGTCCTGTAAATGAGCCGGTACTCGTCAACAACGAAGCAACTCTTGCAAACAAATTTGGAAATCCAGATGCCGATAGAGCAATAGATTTCCTTAGTGCTTCAAGTTACTTACAATATTCAGACGATCTTTATGTCGTTAGAGCAATTACAACTTCAACAGCTACTGGTGGTGCACAAATCCCAGCAGTACTTACCGCAACCAAAAATGGTTCAGGTATTATCACTTCGGTTGCCGTAGCAGCTAATGGTGGATATACTTCAGAACCAACAGTTACAATTTCTGCACCAGATTCGGGCGTAACTCCTGCAATTACTTTAAACTATGATGCAGTTAATGATGAAATTGATGGAATTACTGTAGCAGATTCTGATGGTTCCGGTGGAACTTATAGATATGACACAGATCCAGTATTTACTATTACTGGTGGTGGAAGAGAAACAGTTGCTGTTAACGCATATGATGCCACAAATACACCAGAAACTTTACCAGTAGTACAAAATGCTGATGGATGGGATGCTGATAAAGCAGGTCATGCAACTAATAATCATATTACTATTGCTAAGTGGCCAGGTGAACTAGGAAACTCATTGAAAGTTTCTATGTGTGGCGCTAATGATTCAGACTTTACTAACTGGGCTTATGCTTCATTATTTGATGGCGCGCCTGGTACATCAAGCTTTGCTTCAGATCGTGGTGCTTCAAATGATGAAGTTCACGTAGCGGTTATTGATGAAGATGGAGAGTTTAGTGGAGTTCCTAACAGAGTTCTTGAAACTTTCTCATATTTGTCACTTGCTTCAAATGCAAAGACAACACAAGGTACAGGGAACTATGCTCCTGATGTTATTGCAAGAAGTTCAAATTATATTTGGATAGCAGCAATGCCGGCGGCATTTGGATCTAATGCAGGTACCGCAACAGCAAACGGTAAAAACTATGCTGGATCCGGCGTCTTAACTCACACTGTTAGTCTTGTAAATGGTTCAAATTCTGGTAGTCTTACATCTGCAGAATATGCAACAGGTTTTGCTACTGTAAATGATCCAAATGGAACTGCAGTGGATTTCTTAATTGCTCCGGGTATGGGATCTGCTAGTGATCAGCAAACTGTAGTTAATAATATGGTAATCATTGCTGAAAATACTAGAAAAGATTGTGTGGTTGTTGCCTCACCAAATAGAACGGCAGTAGTCGGCAGTCCCACACCACGGGCATCTATTATTGCAGCACAATCAACTAATACATTTACACGTAGTTCATATCTATTTGCAGATGCTAACTATCTTAAAGTGTATGATAAATTTAACGATAACTATGTGTTTATTCCAGCTGCGGCATCTACAGCCGGTATTATGGCAGCTTCAGATAATAATCAAGCACCTTGGTTTTCACCAGCTGGTACAAGAAGAGGCCGTTATTTTGGTGTAACATCTCTATCATTTAACCCAGATAAGTCGGACAGAGACGAACTATATAAGGCAGGATACAATCCAATTGCTAATCTGCCAGGTCAGGGAATTACACTATTTGGTGATAAAACTCACTTATCAAGACCTTCAGCATTCGATAGAATTAATGTTCGTAGATTGTTTCTTACTCTTGAAAAAGCAATATCTT